CTGGTGGTTGCTTCATTATAGCCATTATTGTTGCTAATGTCTCATTAGCATGTTTATCTGAGCCAAGAGCAATGATTTCATCATGTACGGTTAATACAACTGAGATCCCAGGAAGGTTTTGTATAGCAAGCATTTGGTCAGTAATAACTATACGAGCTAGGGCTTGTACGATATTCTCTACAAGTCGCGGGCCGTGCGTGCGTGTAATACCATTGCGTCCTGAATCATAAACAAATTCGCCATTGTTATATCGCAGGTGTGGATATTGTAGGTACATACCATTGGGTAATTTTAATGCGTTACTAGCTACGGACAACGGTCCATAGGAGTAATTTGAGTCCGTCCTATCTAACATGTAGAACATTAATTGTTTACCTATACTCCATAGCTGGGGAATGTTTGGATACATTGCTCGGTACTGCGATACAATTCCTAAGGCCGTTTGTTGTGTAACATCAACAGCTGGTGAACCTTGTGCAAGTATTGCTTGATATTTGTTAGCTCCCATACCATAACCAAGACCAAGTATTGCTGTTTTACCAACATATCTTTCGAGTTTGTTTTCTTTTGTAATGGGTCGGTTATAAATCTGTGACGCAAAGTTGCTATACACATCTTCTCCTGCTGCAAATGAATTAAGTAAATCTTCTTCTTTTGCAAGCCAAGCAAGCATACGAGCTTCTATGTTAGATAAATCTGCAATGTACAACATCTGATCCGGCCCAGCTTGTAATGCATTACGAAGTTTAGAACCGCGAGGTAAGTTTTGTAGGTTTATCTTTTCTGTACCACCGAACCTGCCAGTATGTGCTGCATAATATCGTAATGGCACGGAAAGAGTTCCGTCGGGATTACATCCGTCTAGCAGCCTTTGTGCACGTGTTTCTTCAATACGTGACTTTACAGCTTCTCTTGCATCCCAGATGTGTTTGTACTGTGGATACATAATACACATTTGAGTATAAGCTTTATCTGTCTTACTAAACGCAGGAATCATTTTTCCAGTTCGCTGGGATTTTTTGGTTGGCACGGTGATATTGATTGACTCGAGATATTCTGCAAATTGTTTTTGAGACGCTAGTTGTGCACGTGTAAGCCCGGAGTCCTGTATGAGTTGTGCAGTATTTGCGACAATGTCATCTTTATGGGCCTGAAGTAATGTACGATTAAGAAATATTTTTGGTTCTACATACATACGACAAGTTAGATTTATAAGGTCAAGTTCTGATTGTGGGTAATTAGGCTGCATAACGTTGTACAATGCATAAGTTAGATCAACATCTTGTATACAATAACCAGCTATTTGGTCTTCCACATCTGGTGGTAAGTCAAAGATACCTTTTGCATTTACAAGTTCGTCGCCTTTACGCATTGTTTTGTCGTTAGGGAATATACGTTCGCAAGTATTTTTTAACGAAGCGCTTTCATTGGGTGCAAGTCCACGGGCCATGGCTGCTGTGTCGTAGTAGTATTTAGGATACACTTTGTAATACTGGGTAAGTATGTATGCGTCAAACAGAGTGTTGTGACACACGACTGCAGCGCCATCCCATTGTATAGCTTTGATTGCGTCTGCACATTCCTCAGCTCCAAACCATTCGGTAGGCTCATCATTCATTTTTATACCAACTCCCCACACTTTAAACAGGGGTGAGTGTACGTACTGCACAGCACTGAGATGTGCCAGGCTGTGTTCTGTATCGTAATAAGTTTCGAAGTCGAGTGTAATTACATTCATGTAGATCTCCTTTGTTGTATCATTAATTTTTGCCAATACTCATAATCTCCTTTTTTGGCACGTTCCCAACCTATGCGGGAATTGACCATGTTAAAAGCGACTGACAATCTTACTTTTTTATACTGTGTAAACGGGGCGTGTTCATCGGGGTAGGTATACGGACTTTTAGTATTCCGTTTTACCATTACATATGTTGACATATTAGTCCTCCTAGACTGTTGACATTTATCCTAAATGCTTTATGTTTGAAAATTAAGGGTATCACACTTGCAAGTGATACGTAAATATAACTTTAATATTAAAGGTGATTATATGGCTACTATAGCTACTTTAAGAAAGAGTGGTAACGTTGAAAGCAATTCAGCTTTTAAAGGTTTCCCTGAAGGACAAATGTTCACAAGGAAAGCTACTATTACTACTCCTGTCTTAGCATTAAACGATGTAATACAAACTTTAAACGTATACGCAGGGGAAACTTTGCACGCGTTAAGAGTAGTATCTACTGATATTGACACAAACGGTTCGCCGGCTGTTGTACTAGATATTGGTTACGGTAACAGCACGTCTGCTACTGGTGCCAACTCTGCTGCAATTAAAGACGGTTCAACTATTGGTCAAGCTGGTGGTATCGAGCTTTACAGTGCACTAAGTGCAGATGATGACGCAAGTGAACCAGTTGAGTTTACTGCAGACGATACTATTGATATTCATGTACAAGTCGCTCCTGCTACAGGTGCTGCTGGTACAATTACAGTTATAGGTTATTTTAGCTAGACAATAGCATAAACATAACTTAGACTATTAGGAGTTGATTTTCTCCTAGTATCAATGAAAGTGTAAAAAGGGCTTACTTTGGTAGGCCCTTTTTCTTTTTGTACAATTGATCGCCCAGGGTGTATATGTGTATACACTCACTGTCCTGCACAATAAGTTCAAAACCATTGAACTCTAATATTTCTACTTGACCTTCTTTTTCCAAGTAGTTTTTTAATTGGGTTAGACTAGACCAATCTTTGCTAAGCAAAGGGTCTTCATTAACCTGTTTGGGGGTGGGGGGTGTGGCTTCGATAACATCACCTATAAATTTCTTAACTATAGAGTTAAGGTCGGCACGAGTTATCATTTGTTTTTTGTTATAGAACTTTTGTCCAAGGTTCATTCGTTCGTCGTTCGTTAGTTCAATTGATATATTGGTTTTCATATTCGGTTTTTAATAATTTCTAAAGCTGCTTTATACCTTTGTATTTTTTTATTAGCTTCTAAAAGTTTTTGGTCGTCTCCAGTATCAGTCCAATCATCTTCAAGTTCGTCTACAAGACGTTCAAGAATTCTGTAGGCTTCTGAAATAGTTGTTATCATATTTTACCTTTACGTTTTAACGCAATGCGAATGCGTTGTAAGTGTTCAGGTGTAAGTTTTCCATTTGGTTTACTTATTGTCATATTAACTCCACTTCAAAAGTGTACTGTATGCCAGACATGTAACATGCTGTACACATAGATACAATAATAAAAAGTTGTATATAAAATAAATTTCTTAGGTTCATATTGTAGTCTCCGGATTCATTAGTTTGTGTAAATCAATATGTTTTCTTTGTTCAGGTGTAGCATTTTTAGTTACCCATTGTGGTGGATAATTTATTCCAGACGAATTACCGTGGTGATCTTTGTAGTGTTCTTTCTTTTGTATTGCACGAGTATAAGCTTTGAACACATCCTCCATGTAAGGTTTGTCTTGAGTAACAAATTGTTGATAAGATTCCATAATATATATCTTATGACCACTACCTTGTTTGTGTTTGTATTGATCAGGCATACATAAAGGTAAATCTTGCAATACTTCCCAATTAGTTTCTTTCTCAGCTGGAATGTTGAGTGGCAACTCTTGTAAAGCATGTATTACAGTTTCTGTTTTATGAGCAGCAATACCAGTTTCATCTGTAAATCGCCATTTGTATTCTTCACAAAGTGTTAGTGCATGCATCCACAACCACCAATAGTTCATTGCATCTTTTCGTACCCATATAGTTGAAGGGTGATTCTCGTATGCTTTTTTGTATAAAAGTTTAGCATCTGCTCCTGCATCGCCATCAAGCACGCGATGTGCAGTCGATAGCATTTGTGCAGATTCCACAATCATTTTTGGTACAAGTTTATCTGGCAGTTCTAATGCCGCTAGTCTTGGATCGTCATTTACAGCAAATATATTCATATTTTTACTCCTAATAAGTTAAGTTTAAACATAGATTCTTTTGGTATGGCAAACCAGGCCCATGATTTTACAGTGTGTCCTGAATGTTGGGCATCAACTACCGGTTTTGTAGAAGCACTAAGCCAACGTCCTGTACCGTAGCCCCAAGGGTTACCGCTTTTTCGTACATTTTGAATGTTATATATAAAACCCGAACGAGGTATGTCAGGTATTACTTGCCTCCATGCATCGTTGTAAAAACGATCAACAATAAGATTACCAGCACGCGGTGAAAAGCCAGTAACTTTACAACGAATGTACCCTTGTTGGTATTCAGCTACTAACCAGTCACCTTCGTTAAATATTTGTTCTGGTTTTACACCTTCAGGTAATTCCATAACACCTTCTAAGGTGTGAAAAGTATTACCTGTTACTTGATCTTCAACAGTAGTAGGGCCAAACAAAAAACCGTTTCTTTGATACGGTACGCTGTTTGCATCACACCATCTTGAAGTTGCATTGTTATATCGGTGATGATTTTTGCTCATGATTTTCTCCTTCATGGTTATAAGTTTCAAGTAGTCTTGCTAAATACCATTGGGCTTTTTGCAAGTCTTCTTGTTGGTTCTTGTATTCATAACGCCATATGTATTTTATGATGTTACCTTTCAAGTAGCCTTGGAATTGTCGGGTGGTCATAGAGGCTTGAATAGCTTGTATGCACTCGATATCTCCAGTGTTGTAGTGTGGGGGTTGGTTTACATTGTCCATAATTACTCCTTAATTTGATCGTAACAGTTAGCTTGGTATCTGACCCGGTTAGAATCATAAGTATAAACTTAAAGTTTTGTCGGATGTATATTAACTACTTATAGCAGTTACATCAATCTAACGACTTATCTTGCATTGATTGTTAGGAGAACGTATACGCTGTCGGACCTCTAGCCGCACTTGGCTCCACAGGTGGTTGTATCAACTAACTGTTACGATATTTCTTTTTCAAGAAATTACGGTTGGACTCTTCGTACGCTTGAAAAGTAGGATGAACTTCCATGCCATAGGCACGTCGTTCAGAGCAATTCTTCTTGTACATACGAAGAGCAAATTCTTTATATTCCGTAATGTTCGCAAAATGTTTCATACATTTCCTCAACTATTGGTATGTCCAATTCGAACATTGTATCAATAACTGCGGGTGTAGGTACAGTATTAGAACTGTTATACATATTCTGTTTATCTGTAATAGCCCTACTTTTTAAATAATCTTTAAACTGTTCATGAAACAAAAGAGAAACAACTTCGTCTTTATCTGCATCGTCTTCAAGAATACAAGAAAGTATTTGTGATTTAATAGAAGCTACACTGATGTAATCAAAATAGTTGTTCATAGCTGATTCAAGCCATGTACCATGCCATTCTTTCCACTCTAATGCTTTCTCTTTTAACCTCATTTTTTTCCTCGTTTTTACTTTTACTCGATGGCTATTATTATTGCTCAACATTACAAACCTTGATCGTCTGAGTATTGATTGTGCTTACGCCAGTCTGGTTGTTGTGTTTCCCATTTTAACTTTGGCACAGCAAAGTTAAAACCAAGAGCTTTTTTGTTTACAGACTCAAGCTTTAGTTTCTCATGTACCATAGTCTTACGCATAAGAAATAATACAAGAGAAGCAGTAAGACCGCCAACCATAGCAGCAGTCATACCACTGTAAGTACCATAGAATGCAATCATAAGAGTTGCAGTAATTAGTACATCAGCAAAGATGTCATGTCCAATAGTCTTACGACCACCAGCTTTAAGCGCTAGCAAAAGCAGACCGAGCGCGCTGAATATTCCTATAGTTAGCATTGTTGCGTTGCCTCCACATAATATAAGCCATATAGCCGAATTGAATTAGTTCGATAAGTATCCACAAAGCTGTGGTAATACTTGATAATATACTAGGCATAGTTAAACCTCATTGATAAATACATCATGCTAGCTAGTAGTAAAGCTAGTAGCATGAAAGTTAAAATATGTTGTAATACGATAGCAACTGCAAGTGTGCCAAGAAGTATTAGAACTCCGTTTTTTACATACTTTTGTATGTGTTTAATTGACTTCGATAATTTCGCCATAGGGCGCCTCCGTAGCTGAATTAGTTATCCAAACAACTGGAAAGTGTGGTTTAGTTCCAAAGTCATTTGACTCCAAATCTGTAAGATAAATAAGACAAGAGACACTTGGATATTTCTCTGCCATTTCTGCAACAGCTGGTCCAAACCTTGTACCACCCCGACCTTGCATTGTGACTTTCAAAGGCATTGATTCACGAGTGAATGTCTGCTCGTCAGTCACATCCGTATCTGCTTGCATGAAATGTATATTTTCTACATTAGCATCAACCAACATAGAAGATATCTCGCCTAGATCTTGATTGAGCTCTTCATCAGTACGAGAACCAGAAGTGTCAACGATGACACCAATCTCTTCGATACATGGTGAATACAAACTAGGCAGATACAAGCCATTAGCAACGAACCTACGATTAGGTTTTTGCCAACTGTAATCTGATTTGTTGTTACTTCTCAAGAATCTTGCAAGCTTTTGTTTCCAATTAACTTGTGGTGACACAATCTCATCAACTAGCTTAGACAAGCTACCGGGTAGTTTACCTTGTGCTTTAGCAGACTCAGCGGCTTGTTGTACTGCAACTCGCATATCTGCTTCGTGTTTACTTTGTGCACCGCTGTCTGTCAAAGATGGATTAGGTTGAACACAAGTACCGTCAAAGTCAGACAATCCAGACAATGCTTCTGCACCACCATTTTGTTGCAGAGTGATGTAAATCTCATCGGCAGTCATATCACGATACTTTTCATCAAGCAGTCCACCTTCGGGCAATATCATGCCAGAGTCAGTGACGACTAAATTAATTACATAATCGCCAGCGACGTTCCAAAGAAACGGGTCACGCTCGCCAAGACGCAGTACATGCATGTAAACACAATGCATAACTTCGTGGGCAAGCAAACCAACTCTTTGTTCAGCTGTACACTTGAGAAAGAATGTGGGATTGATTAGTAGCTTTTCGCCGTTCGTTCCCGCTGTTGGAATGTCTTCGGTAAACTCTGCCCCCAATCGAAGGCAGAGAGTACCGAAGAACGGTTGCATTATCAACAACGTAGAACGAGCTCGAGTAAAAGCTGTTTTAATATCTTCCATTAGTCATTATCTCCTAGTAATGTTGAACCAAGAATCACAGCGTTGAAATCGCCAGCATGTTGCTCGACAAAACCTTTGTCTTGCTGTGCTTTTGCTTTACGCTCTGTTTTCTTGTGAATAGTTACCATTTTATCTGGGTCAACTTTTTGCACCATGGCTGCCAAAGCACCGCCAGGCCATGCTTTCAATGCTTGATTAAGCGTTTGAAAACGAAGCAACATCTTAGCAAACTTAGCAACTTCATTTGATTTGTTGATGTCGTACATGTGTCGCTCTTTAGATATTTCAAGAGCTTTAATAACCGCTTCGTCTTGAGGTGCTTTGTAAAGATTAAACGCCAATTGACTTCGATAAGAACTACCTTTTATCAATGGTTGCTCTACCGAAAGAGGCATGTTTGCATTGTGCAATTCTGGTGTATCAATTACACACTCATACTCTTTAACCAAGTTTTGCAATTCCCAAGGCAAATCTTCATAACCAGATGGTCTTTCTCTTTGATCATAGCACTTTGTTTCAAACTGTACGGTCAATTCATTATCGTTAATAAAGAATGAATCGTCACTGTTTTGACTAAGGTCAAAGAACTCTACATTATCAAGCTTTGAAGCTTCTTTGATTCTGTCAATAATAGGTTTGACATGAGTGTCATAGATAGCATCGCCTAGAGACGCAGGGTACTCTGGTTTTGGTTTAGTGTTTTGGTAGCTCTTTTCATACTCTTTGCAGAGATCTACTGTGAGCTTGTTTGACATACGAACTGTAGCCATAATTTTCTCCGTTGTTACAGTACAACATCTGAATTATCTGAAATCCAGCTTTGTATTGTAGGTTGATTAAATAATGCTTTGTCAATTGCAAGAATGCTTTTGACCAAAACAACCTGAAACTCAGTAGGTATCTTCTTACCAAGTTTCATAATGTTTTCTAGTTTGGATTGTTCCGCTCTAGAAGCCACTGCACCTGTAAGTGCATACAATACTGCCGGATCCTCCGATGGCATGTATGAACTAGGATTAGCAATCAAGTTATCAATATCTGGTAACTTGTCTGCAATTTTTGCAAACGCAAGAAACTCTCCAGCAGGACCAGTGCCTACAGCACCAGCAATACCAAAGAATAATCTTGAATCATCCATGTTTTTTGTTAGTCGCAAACGCTTGTCGACGAATGACCAGCTTCGAGGAGTAGGGAAAGCATACTCATCAGCTTTGAAACTGTACAAAAGGTTAGGACGATAACGCATAAAAGAAACTAAAGTAGTATTTACTTCATTCTTTATTGCCCACTCGCACCAAGCATCCAAGCTAGGTTCGAGTTCGTAATGCATCAGTCTGTTTCTTACAGGTGAGGGCATTTGGTAAACCGAGGCACCGTCAGTTAGACGATTACCAGCGGCAAGACATGACCAACCGTCAGGCATTTTGTAGTTACCAACCTGACGAGTTAGTAGAAGTTGTAGAAACGCATTCTGTGTAGCAGGTGGTGCTGTTGGTAGTTCGTCAATCATAAACAAACCACGGGGGCCGTGCGTTTCTTCGGTAGGAAAGATATCTGGTGGAGCCCATGATGTCATTGCACCATAGGTTTCATTATCAACCACTCGTGGTATACCACGAACATCGACAGGGTCGAATAGATTGGCACGAAAATCTAGTAATGGTATCTCGAGTTCATTAGCCACTTGCTGTGGTATCTCGGATTTACCAATACCAGGTCCGCCCCAGATCATAGTGTTAAGTCCGATACGCATGTTATCGCGTATCTCCTGTTTGAGATCTGTTGCTGTAACAGTCTGCATAGTTGTTGTATCTGACATAGTACTCCTCTTATCAAATAGTTATATTTCAATGGGCTCAATATCACGAATCTTGACTAAGTCTTTTCGTATCATTTCGCCCAACCTTTGGGTCGCAAGTTTCTTATAATCAACTTGCTCATCTACTGGAAATGGAGCTTCAAACTCCACCACAATAGTATTATGTGAAAAAGAATCTACAAAAGTAGCTCTAAACATTCTTGTAGCCATAATAGCTCCTAATTTATTAAATATACCCAACTTACTAGGTAATAATTTTTGTAAAAATGACATGATTTTACTCCTACATATACATACTCTCCGCGAACGTGCGAGGTAAAAGCTCGCACGAGCGAATAGATTTTATTTAATTTGATTTACTAACTTGTCG